ACTTCCCATTACTAGCTTATAGCTATATGTATCGCTAACTATAAATACATCGTAGAAGCCTTTAAATAAAGTATTAGGAATCGTTAAGGATTTAGCGGCCGGAATACTTACATAAATAGATTTATCTTGAATTGTACAGTCAGCTTCTAAGATTAATTCATCGTTAACTGTACGAAGTTTACATACTGCATGCGCATTATTTAAATCTACATTATCGCCCTGGATAGTATAGCTTCGATTCCAATCATTACCAGTATGTAATGTTTCGGACTGACGTTTAATATAATCCATAATTAAGATACCCTTTTCCACATGTAAACAGCGAGATAAGGCGGCATATTGTTATGTGGTTGACTTCCGCCATCGGCTTTGATTCTGTGAGTATGGTTACCGTTATCGGTAGTCGTGAAAGTATGACTATGATTACCGGCGTCGGTAGTTTTCAATATTTCAATGTTTCTTACGTTATCACTATTATCCTTGTTGATATAACTATCTCTACCGTTTCTGTCAGGAGAGTTACCAAAATTCTTAACTAGGCTATGATTATGGTTACCGCTGCTATTAGTAGTACCGCCATGATTATGGTTACCGGCTGCTTCCGTATCGTCATAGTGGCTATGTCGCGGCATTTCGGCAATCGTTAAGGTATGCATAGCTTCGCCGCCTGTACTACCGGCTGCGTAATTGCTACCTTGCGCTAATAACATTCGGCCTTGTGGTAATTCTTCCCACGTACCGAAGCCAAATAACTGGGAAGGGTTAGTCGCTACGACTGACGTATATATAGCGCCTACAGGATATACCTTATCGAGTGTTAAGGCGTTATTAATATCTTTTAACGTAGCGTACATGATAGATAAGTCTAAGATAACTTTAACGTTAACTGCATTATCGGTAACAGTATCGATATTAATAATTTTTTCTTGAATAGGATACGTTTTATCGTATACCATTTTAGCTTTATCGCCGCATGTAGTATACGCATAAAGTACTTCTTGGCCGTTATCGACTTTAGCCATTAAGCCGATTTCGCGGAAGTAGAAACTAGTATTAACTAAGCTGTTACTTACTCTAAACTGTAGTCGCATTTGGCCGGCGTGTACGTTTTCGCTTTTAGCAATCGGTAAGGTTAGCTTAGGAGATTTAATCGCCGTTAAGCTATCGATAGCTGATCCAGTTGCTGTACCGTCGCCGATTACGACTTTAGTAAATGTGATGATATGGCCGGCGCGGCCTTGCGTTAACATATCGCGGCCGGCATTCGTTAACTTCAGTACGTCGAAGTCGCCTGTTTTATTAGCCATAAATATATGTTTCCTTTATTTAAAATTTAGTATGAATTAATAATTTCGGAATGTAGCTACATTCTGTATTAGTACTAGAAGTTTCGATAGTATAATTAGCGTCAGCCGGAATATAGATTTCTTCGACTTCAGAGACAACGCCGCTGAAATAGACTTCTTCGCCGAGATTTAGATAAGTAGTAAAGAAGTATCCTAAATGCGCCGGCTTCCATTGATTAATAGACGCTAATAAATCAGTCCAGTTATCGATAGTACCGTCTTGTACTTCGAATCTTAATTTATATTCCGAATATAATTCTGTGATAGTACCGTCTTTAGTACTAACATATTTATTTAACAGATCTGTTAAGAATTTGATAGTCGACGTTTGTTTAGACTGTAGCTTTTGCCATATTCTAAGACGTCGTACTTCGTCAGAATCGGATTCGTTAGTCGGAATGAATAAATCATTTTCCCAAAGAGTTAAACCCCATGTAGCCGTTGATACGAAGAATTGTTTATAAACGTCGAGTAAATACTCTCTTAATTCGTCATGCTCAGCTGATTGCGAATCGCCTACTAACTTAAATGTATCGGAATTTTCGTTAAGAAAAGCCGGTAGATATCGTAGGATATTCGTCTTTTCCTGGCGCATGAAGTCTTTACCGATTACGTTATCTAACTTAGCCATTTAACGCCACCGTACCAATCTTAGGAAGTTTACCGTTTAATTGTACTGATCCGTTAGTACCGTTAATTTGAATACTATTGTAATCTGTATAACCGGAGTTAAATAACTGTTTAACTATATCAGCCTGACTTACTTTAGTAAGTTTGAAGCCGTGTTTACGGAAGTATTCAGTAAGTAATTTTTTAAAGGATTCTTCTGTGCCGCTGCCGGTTAAACCGCTTACGCTAATATTAATAGTAATAATATCCGGAGTAGATACGATAACTTTAGCGCCGGCCGGACGTTTTAATTCGATATAGGCTTTAACTTTATTAATTAAATCTTGACTAGCTTTATCGCCGTTAGAGTCTACGATAGCTACGCCTACCGTACCAGGGCCTTCAACTAATTCAGTAACACGGCAGCCACCTACGCCGCTTACTGCCGTCGCCCATTGATTGTAATGATACAAGTTACCGGAAGTAGCCGGCAATCTAATAAAATCGCTGTATCGTTGATATAATGCTTCGTCAGTTTCTTCTTCGAAGCCGTCGATAGTCGGATTAGCATTAGTAACGGAATTAACGCCGCCTATACTCATCGGTATTAACGTAATCGTATTCGCTTCTAAATTATATTCCGTACCAGGATATTCGGCTTCAACCGGAATCGTAACAGTACCGTTATCGCTGATAAAGGATTCTTCAGTCGTATAGAATTTATAACCGCTATCAGATTGAAATAATGATTTAGCCGGAATCCAGGCGTTAACACTACCTTTAACGGTTACTTCGCCATGCGCTTTTACGGCTACTTTCCTATCGATACCCATATCGCTACATTTAGCTGTAAGATATTCACCCCAGGAAGTAGAAGCGAAGGCGGAATCTTTTACTAAATCGATTTCGAAATAAGCGTTTTTAAATTCTTCCGAAGTGGCGTTAATAATATCGCGTTTAAATGATCCTTCTATAATCGTTTCAGGATTACCTTTAATTGTATTTACAAGTCGTTGCTGAATCGTATTAACGTCTTGTAATCCGATTAATTTCTTCGCCATTATTTAAATCACCACCTTTAACGCAAAAGGCGAATAAATAGAAGTTAGATAAATAGTGATTTCGACTACGTCGTCTTCTTGTCTAGTAATATCTAGTTTATCGATACTAACGATATATGGATTTACTTTAAGGCCTTCGATGATATCTTTTTTAATCATTTCAGCCGTACCAGGAATATTAGCCTGGCCGATGTACTTTTCTAATTCGATACCGTAGCTATCATGATACGCAACGTATCGGAATCTTTCAGTTTTTAAAGCCTTATAAATCCATACTTTAAGCGCTTCGTTTTCTTGTACGATAATATGCTGACCGTCAGCGTTTTTTCTGAAGACGTCGTGAGTAAAATCCCAGGCATATTCTTTTAATAAAGGAAGCGTATCCGAAGTCGTTAATGTAGTATTATCACTATTAAGAAAAGGGTTAGCCATGCTGTACCTTTCTTTTATAAATGTACTATCTTGTCAGATATAAAATATTGTTGTGAAAATCCTTCCGTTTGTTGGAAAGGAATAATCGATACATAATCACCAGGCTTTAATGTGTCTGTGTAGATTATGTTATCGGTATAAGGATTATTTATTTCATGCGTATGACTAGCAAATTCTGCGTATCCACCGCCACCGCTGCGTGGTTGTGTTTCGGATTTAATGACGCCTTTAGCAGTCCTTTCGTATCCGATTAACAGATATTCGCTAATCCATACGTCTTCTTTTTCTAAAATAAAATCTTTATATTGTACTTTGATATTAGGCGGCGGCGCTAATACTTTACCAATCGCCGGAAGTGGCGGCTGATTATTAGCCGCGACGCCGTTAACTATATCAAGGTATTGTGTAATTGGATCTTTTTCCATAGTTATATATATCTTTATTGTAAAGACTTATTATTTAACAATTTGAGTAAAATCTAGGGTAAGATTCATCGTATGCTGCCCATTTTGGAATGTATGACTATCTGTTTTGATAAAAAACTTACCCTTTATATTTTCCTCTTGAATCTCGATACTTTTACCGGCTACACAATAGATATTACCGATAGCGCTTAATGAAGCTTCAATATCGACGCTATGTAATAACTGAGTAGCAGCCGTTTTAGTATCGACTTTTTCGTCAGGCTTATAAATTTCGGTGATTTTACCGAATTTATTTAACGCCCATTCACCTTTAACGACGTTAGTGGAAGTCGTATCACCGTTATTATCGGCGATGTATACCAGAGATACAAGATTCTCAATCGATTCACCATGCGAAGACGATAGTATATTAGTCTTATCTGTTAAGGAAAAATTCGCTATTTGTTGTGTACTGTTATCGCCGATAATAATATTATTATTTTCATCTAAGGCCATAATGGAATACTTTTTATTATCTTTAGCAGTTTGTAAAGATAAGGCCTTAGTAAAAATTTCTGTAGCCGTCATTCCGTCAGCGATAAAATCGCCTTTAGCGTCAAGGGTTACGCCTTTATCTAAAACGACGTTAAATCCCCATTCGTTGGCTACTTGTTTTAAATCGTCTAATACAGTACTATCTTTGAATTTCTTATTTAACTTAGATTTAGCTAATAAGATTAAATCATCGTAGGCTGTGAATCTCTTTTCATAAGACGATGTATCGCGGTTATGTACCCAGATTTTACCGTTAAATAATGTTAATTCTTTAGAATCTAAACTATTTAACGATTCAATATATTTAACGACGACTTTGTCGCCTAATTCTATATTCGGATTAACGAAGCTAGAATCTTTAGTAACGTTATTAAATGCGATACTAAATTCTAACTTTCGCGCTGCTTCGGCATTATCGCCACCCCAGGTAAAGGAAGTTATATAATTTGTGATATCCTTATCGTTAACAAGGAATTTAAAGTTATCCATGATAAGTTATCCTTTCGTTTCGCTTAATGTAACTTCCTTACCTTTCATATTAGCCGTAAGAGTGTTATCTTGATTCTTGCGTAAATTAATAGTATCGCCGATATTAAATGCTAGTTTTTTATCGCTTGCTGATTTAACTAAGCATTTAGCATATTTTAAATACTTTTGTTGATTAACGTCTAAGCCTTTATTATTGGTTTTAGATATTGCACGATTTAAAAAGGTTAACGGCGTATCGCCTTTTCTATAGGATAAGTTAGCCGTTACCTTTTTTAATGCAGTCGTAGGCCTTTCCTTTAATCCGGTATTCTGATCCGTCTTCTTAGAATCGGCGTTTAAGTGTTTGTATTCTGTAAATGTAAAGCTAACGTTAATATCGCCGACGCCGCTACCTTCTTCGATATTGAATGAATCGATAGTTACGTCGAAGTCGACTATCGTATCAGTTATCGTTAAATGACAATATGTATCGGAAGTACGAATACTGTTAATTCTATTAATATAATCAGTAGTATCGACGGCCTTAGCGTAAGGATAGTCTATAGCCGGTAAAAAGGTACTAAATGCTATTTTACGAAGGCCACTTTTACCAATCATATTTAAATCGCCGAGGGATTGTATATTAACGATACTATTATTATTATTAACGTTAACCGTATACGATTCAGGAATTACCGGTAACGTTACACTACCATTTTTACCGGTAATAATAACTGTACCGGATTCTGTATTATTAGTAAGAGAGTTAATGTTAAATAATGAAGCTAAGCCTTTATTAACGATATTTTCAACGACGGAAGAAGTAAAAATACTCATAATTAAACTGCCCCTTCCATTCTGTTAATAGAAGCTATTTTAAGTTTTTCGACAAAACGATTAACGATTTCGTCGATATCGGAATCTTGGCGTACTGTAACAGAATCGGCTAACTTACTAATATTAATATTAGTCGTAGAATTATTATTCTTAGAATATGTAGCGCCTTCTAAGCGTCCCATATCACGTGCTTCGCGTACGCTTTTATCGTGCGGCATAACACGAGTACCGGAAGGCAAGTCGACGATTTCGCCGCCCTGATCATGTATCTTAGCTAGGCCGCCTTTCCAGTCTTCAGTACCGGTAAACAGTAACGGAATATTCATGCTGAAAGATGATCCGCCGAATCCTGGTACCCAGTCAGGAATTGTAAAGGATAAGCCGTTAATTAATCCGATTATCGTATTAATCGTACTACGAATAAATTCACATGCACCGGCTACACCTGATTTAATTCCTTCCCAAACGTTAGAGAAGAAGCTGCCTAATGCTGACATACCATTACTTAAACCGGCTACGAATACATCGTTAAACCAGGATACACCGGCATTAAAGGCTGCCTTAATAGCTTCCCAACCTTTAATTAAATATGCTTTAACTGTATCCCAGTTATAGTAAAGTAGCATTAATACAACGATAATAGCCGTAATTGCTGCCCCTATAGGATTACTTATAAATGCAGCTGCTACCGCGCGAATACCGATAATTAAAACTTTAAATAATCCACTTGCCGCTACTCGGATAAGACTAAATACAGCGCGTAGCGTACTCATATTCTTAGCAATAGCCGATACAACAGATAAAGTAACACTAGCAGCTTTAAAGAATGCGAATAATCCGACTACGACTTTACCGATAGCTATTACCCAGTCTAACGTACCGTCGTCGGCTTGTGTTACCTTCTTAGCAAACTCGGTTAAATAATCGGCAATTTGTTTTACTTGTGGCGCTAGTTTTTCGCCGATTTTATAGAGGATAGCCATACCGCTATTCTTGGCTAATTGTAGATTTACGCCTAATGACTGATTCATTTCGTCGTAAGCCTTATTCATAGTACCCTGGCTATCTGTTATTTGTTGTTGTTGTTTCCTAAATGCTTCAGCATTACCGGCTAATTTAGTAAATGCGCGGCCGCCTACATCGCCAAAGGCTTGTAACGCGATATTTTGTTTTTCTGCGCCAGTCATATTCTTAGTCTTCTTATCGAAGTCTTCAGCAATATCGACTAAACTACGCATTTTACCTTCAGCGTCAAATACTGCGACGCCTATTCCGGTAAGTTTTTCTACGTTAGTCGGATTCGCCATTCTTTCGAATATATTAGATAAACCAGTACCGGCTTCGCTACCTTTTACGCCGGCGTTAGCTAATACGGCTAATGCTGCGGACGTATCGTATACTGTCTGATTCATACCGGAAGCAGCAGCACTACATTTAGATAATGCTTCGCCTAAATCGGCTACATCGGCGGAAGAATAGTTAGACGCGGCAGTAATAGCGTCTAATAATTTAGGGACTTCTTCAGCCGGCAATTTAAAGGCGTTAACGGTATTAGCTACCATTTCGGAAGCAACGTCGGACGCCGTATCTGTTGCGATAGCGAATTTCGCTACTTCTTGCGTCATTTTATTTAACTGATTACCAGTTAAACCGTCGATAGCGCCACCTAATGAGTTAGCAATTCCGACTAAATCTTCGGCCGATTTCGCTACCGAGAGGGACATATCCGTAAATGCTTGCTTCGATATATCAGCACTTTTACGAGTTTCAACATCAAGTTTATTTAACATAGCATGATGTTTCGTATCGAATTCGGCGAATGCGTTAACGGCTAACGTAGCCGTACCGATAGCAGCTGCTGCGAAAGGTTTTAATTTATCGGCAGCACTATCGAATTTTTTTCCTAAGTTGGAAATGCTTTTGCTTGTGGCTTTAGCCATTCTGTCAGTTTTCTTTAAGTTAGAGTTTACCGCCTTTAACTTGTCTGACATTTCATCTTGCAATTTGATAATTGCGTCAATAACTGTAGCCATTAATTAATTGCCTTTCAGCCTTTCGGCTTCTTCTATGCGTTTTTGTATTTCAAAACTTACAAAGGCATTAACGACTAATTTTTCACCGATTGGCATATTATAATATGTACTTGGCATAATATGATGATATCGATATAAGAAGTACATAGTTTGTACTTGCCTATCGGTGTTAATTAGTTTTTTACTTCTTCTTC